CTAAATAAAGGAAGAAGCCCATGGCTCCTGGACCGATGGAGAGACATCGGACCATTCTACAATTTTAATTTAATAATACTGGGGGTACTGGCCGCGCAGGAAGGCGAACAGCATGGCAAACACCAGCGTGTGCGCACCCACCGCAAGTGGAGAGGTCTGGCCAGAGACGAACAGACCGCCGTTACTGGGTGGAATCGTCAGCACCAGACCTGGGGTCAGCAGCACGAACAGCACCGCTGGGACCAACAGATCAGCCTTGGTCAGGCTAATCTTGAGCACAAACTTGGCGATGGCCCAGTAGAGCAGAGAGAGAACCAGGGCGTGGAACACCGCCTGGATAAGGAGGCCCGCGCCACCTGGCAGGGCAAGGATGAAGCGCGGGCTCAAGACGGCGAACAGAATCGCGGGGACGAGAACCTTTGGGCCGGTAATATCAAACATCTTACAATTTGCCTATATAATTTTCTGCCCACCCGAAGAAATTCTCAGCGTGTACCCTGTCACAAATCACGGGGAGGTTGCTTATGATATTCCACATGACGCGGTGATCTTCGTTGGCGGCCTGAGCCCGGTACCAGCGACCAGAATTTAGAACGAGATCAACAAAATTGGGGAATGTTGCTCGGAGGTTCATGTAATGAGCCTCTGTATATTCACGGATCTTCATCCAACCATCTAGGAGTTCCTGGGAGTACATGTCCTGCCAGTCTTCTGGATGGAGTTCTGGGTCGAATTCGTCCGACCCATCAGAGTCGTACGCAATGTCGTAATTGTACGCATCACGAGAGTACTCGTCATTAATACCCATTGTGTTTTGACTTGTGTTACAAACGCTCGTAGCCTCTAAGCTTCGAGAAGCGCCTTCAGACCCGTCACCGTCACGCCATCAGACTCCTTGACGGGAGCCGCGTCCAGAATGGCCTGGAACGCCCCCTCAACCTGAGCCTCATTTCCACCAAAAAACATACCCAGACCCGTCTTTATGACATCCTTCGTAAGAGACCCCTTGGTCGTTTTTGTTTTGAAATTAACCTTCACCTTGTCCTGAACTCTGACGGTGTCAATTTCATTCTCTTTCATGTGTCTCGTCACAAACTTGCGAAGATCCTTCTCGCGCCCATTGAGGACGCTGAGATCTTTGCGAGCTGCGGCCAACTGGGCCTTGAGGCCAACCCACTCGGTCATGGCTGATTTAAAGTCCATATTTAGTAACTACGTAGTAGTTATTTGTGCGTAGCTTGACGCAAACTTTTCATCACAAATCCTTCGGATTTACTGATACTCGGGCGAAATCTCAAACTTGGGGCGCATGGTGTCGGGGGGGATCGTGCTGAGGTTGAAGATGCTGACTGGGGTGCGGGGGTTGATTGGCTCGGAGCGGAACTGCTGGTTGGCGTTACGCAGGACACCGCCCACCGTCTCGGGGTAACCAATCTGGCTGCGCGGGTCGAGGTAATTCTGGCCCGACAGGATACTGTCCGGGCTGAACTGACCGAAATCCTCCGTCTGGATCACCTCACGGGGGATCAGGCTGGAGGACGATACGTCACCCTCGTATGTGACAGATGGCATATCGCCACCGGAGACGCCGCGCTGGTAAGCGGAACCCTGGCTGCTCAGAGGGCCGTTACCAATGTTATAGCCACCGAGTGCGGGGCTGGGGCTGAAGCTGCTGCGCTTGGGAGCGAACATCAGAAGGAGAATGACTACGGCCAGAACCAAAATTGCCAGTCCCTTGCGATCCATATTATTAATAGTTACCGATAATTTTTTTTGGGCTGGACTAGTCAAGATAGTCGGACGGATCCTCCTCGTCTTGCTCGACTGGCTCGTCCGCGAAAAGATATTCCTTGGGGAGCTCGGGCGTCTTGGGTGGCGCCCGGACGCGCACCTGGAGAATCCGCCAGATGGGACCGAACGACTTTTTCAGAAACCAAAGACCCGACAGTTCGAGAACAACGTCACATGCCGTCTCGGGCTGGATATCCTTGAGCTCGACTGGATTCTTGCGAGTATCATACGCAAGGGTCGCCACATTCCCCTTGACCGTCACCAGAGATGCGCCAAGAACACCGTCAGTCACGCTCTCCTGCCATGCGTTCTGGATGGTCTCGTCGCTCAGGTCCTTGCCGAACCACTCCTGCTTGGACAACTTGGCCTGGGTAATGATCTGACTGTCAATGCCTGAAAAAATGTTGGAATCCGTCTTGAAATTTACAGACTTGGACGCAAGGGAGTCCTGAAGAATGAGACCGTTGACCTGGTGGCGGGCCCCGCTGATCTTCAGGAAATACCGTCCGTCTGGGAGTTTCTGGGGCGTTGCGTACTCCATTTTATACTAAGAACTAATTTCTTCTTTAACACTAGATGACCAAGTGTAGTTCCGACCTGATCACCAAGGGGTGTCAGTGCATCGCGAACCCTATAGTTCCTGGGTCTAATGTATGCGCTTATATAAACAACCAGAACGGCCTGGTGTCCCCGTGTGATGCTGGGTGCTGCGTCCCGCAGTGTGATAACGCTCCGAGTATTCTTCAATTTCAGAATGAATTTCGGGCGTCAACTGGAACATCACTTCCTCCAGACTTTGGAATCAACCTCCAAACCAGTGATCGTCCCACTATAATGAGGGGTGCGTACGACTTCAAAGCACCTGATGTACAGTACCAGGCGGTCTGGGAAAGGTTTGCGATTCCGGTCTTGATGTTGGTTATCATTGTGTTAGCTATAATGTCAATGGCTTAAAGATGGTCACACCTTCTACAGTAGAAATGGCCACCACGACACCTGTTACCCTCGAGCTTATTGCCAAGGAGCTGAAGGCTCTGCACAAGGATGTGCGCAAGATTCGTCAGCACTTTGAGGATCCTACTGGAGAGAAGCAGGCTGCCCGCTCCCAGAACAACGGGTTCAACAAGCCTCTGAACGTGACCGACAAGCTGCGCACCTTCCTCGGTCTCGGTGCCGATGAGAAGATCTCGCGTTCCCAGGTGACGGCGCGTATGAACACCTACGTGACCGAGAAGAACCTGAAGACGGGTCAGAACATCGCACTGGACGCGGTACTCCAGGATCTGCTGCAGCCTCCTGCTGGCACCCAGGTGACTTTCCTGAACATCCAGAAGTTCATCAACCCTCACTACATCAAGGAGGAGAAGCCGGTCGTTGAGAAGAAGCCCAAGGCTCCGGTCGACCCAAACGCGCCCCCCAAGGAGAAGAAGGTTCGCCCAAAGGTTGCGAAGGCGCCGGCTTCTTAGATTGCGCGGTCTCGTAGGCTTAAAAGTGTGAGTGTAATGTAATACAAAACAAAATGGAGACTGAGTCCCCACCAGAGCTTTCACGTGAAAACCTGAACGCTCTAGTTGGAACTAAAATCAAAGACCTTGCATTGTATCGCAGGGCGTTTACGCACAAGTCGGCCCTGAAGCGGTATTCCGGTCTGACTGGTTCGTACGAAACTCTTGAATTTATGGGCGATTCCGTACTCGGATTTATAATTACAAAGCATCTTTTTGATCAATATGAAAAGCACCAGGAGGGTTTCTTGACAAAGGCTCGGACGAAGATGGTCAGGGGCAAGACTTTGTGTGAAATTTCAAAGATTCTGGGTCTCGAGAAGATGATTCTCATGGATGAAAAAGGGGACCGCAACGGATGGAATACCAATGAGCACATCATGGAGGACGTCTTTGAGGCTCTCGTGGGTGCAATATATCTAGATCTTGGAATGGTCCATGCGAAGCAATTTGTTCTTGCATCTTTCACCAAGGTTGAGACGTCTTTGGCCGACGACAACTACAAGGATCAGCTCATGCGCTGGTGTCAGGCTCTCAAATACCCGTTACCCGACTATCGGGTCGATGGTCAGACGAATGGGCAATTCTTCATAACCGTGGTGGTCGATGGCATGGAATGCGGGGCGGGATTCGCACTTACGAAGAAACAAGCTGAACAGAACGCAGCTGAAATTGTACTTAAGACTGATCCCCGTTTTAAGAGTAAGAATGGAGGCCCCCCAAAACGAGACCGTAGTAACGAGAGCAATGGAGCTCATTGCGGCTGAATACGCTGAACAAAGATCAGACGAATGGTTAGAGCTGCGTGAGCACATGATCACAGCAAGTGACGTGGCGAGTGCCATCGGTGAAAGTCGGTACGAGTCTCCAGATGCGTTTGTGAAGAAGAAGGTTCTCAGGACCAAGTGGGCTGGAAATGCCGCAACTGCGCACGGTACGCTCCTCGAGCCCTTTGTTCGCGACTTGTATGATCAGCGAACCGGTCGCAAGTCTCACGAGATTGGTCTTGTCAGACATCGTGTGTATCCATGGCTCGGGGCGTCGCCCGACGGCGTCACTGAAGATGGCATTCTTGTAGAGATAAAGTGTCCATTGACGCGCAAAATTGAGGCAAAGGTGCCTAAGCATTATTTGCCTCAGGTTCAATTACAGCTGGAGATTACCGACCTCGAGGAGTGCGATTTTATTCAGTACCGTCCCGGGAACACTGAAAGCGTTCCTCCACTCCCAGAGGAGTTTGTAGTTGTACGAGTCAAGCGGGACCGTGTGTGGTTTGAAAAGAACCTTGCGGCCATGAAGGTGGCGTGGGATCGCGTCGTCAAGGGCAGGGAACATGGCCTATGCGAACTCATCAATGAACAGACGCAAACACTGTTTAAGAATGAAATTGTATGTGAGCTAGTAGAAGATGAGCAGCGTTGAGGAGGCTTTTCAGGACATTTTCGGGCCAAAAATGTCCTGCCGTCACAAGAATCGTTTCCTGAAATGCCGCGAATGTGCGGGGAACTTTTGCACCAGGTGCATTCAGCTCGAGGTTCACAATTGCCCCAACCTGAATGAACGGTCTAAAACTGAAAGGGATAATTTATCAAAGAAATTAGTCAAGGTGGTGGCGCCAAAGGTGGTTACTTTTTGAGGCGCGAGTACACATACACCGCAATAGCGGCAATCAGTAGCCAAATGAGCATGTCGTTTCCGTTCGTGCGAACAGTTGTTGTCCACGTGTCGTCCGCGGCTTTATCTTTGCCGCCGCCCGACCAGCTCCACGGTTGGCCTGGACGCATCCACGTCACGGTTCCATCGGGGAACTCATTCTTGCGCGCTGGGAACCCGCGGAATGGCGCCGGGCTGGTGTCAGCCGTCTTTAAGTACATGGGGCCAGAAAGGTTCATGTTTGGATCGGCTGAACCTTCGAGATCGTCCGTGTAAATTGTGGGAGTCTCGCTAATCTCGGTCGTGTATGACCCATCAATGGGGATCGTGCTCGGGAACCCGTCGGAATACACACCGAAGGTTCCGGACCACGTATAGGGGTTGAAGCGATTGATGCTCAACTCATCGCATGCCATGGCGGCGGTGGCCATTTAACATACGCTTGCATTATTTTTTGCATACACCTTTGTCTGGATCTTCTGACGATGAAGCTCCCACATGGTGTCCATGTCCACATTCAACATGTGGGCCAATTGGAAAAGATAACTGAACACGTCACCCATCTCCATCATGATGTCAGTTCCCCTGTCCTTTTTGAGCCCAGTCTTCTTGTAGATGCGCTGGTTCTGACGGATACTCGAAGCGAGTTCTCCTATTTCTTCATTGAGAAGCATCCACACGATGCTTACTGGAGCTTTGTCCCAGCCCTTGCGCTTACACATTTCGGCAGTTTCGTCGCGAAACTTATTCATTGTAAAACAAAGACGGTTCGTCTCTAAGCTTGGTTACGCATTCTGAACACCAGGAAACACGCCGCTAAGAGCAGTATCAGCTCGGATCCCAACTTCCAGTTTTCTATAGATTTTTCCCCCTTGCCACTTTTCCGCATCCACGGCTCGACGACCGAATTACTGAAGAGGCGGATCGCACGATCAATTGCGAAAAAGATGAAAAATCCAAAAAGGATATCATTTAATGCCTTCATTTAGAATGCAATCTTGCTATTGTAAGGTAATTTATTTCCGTACGTGCTCGTGCTGACGGGGGCAGCAAGGGGCACGGGGTTCGAGGAGATGTCACGCAGGTACACTATCTGCTGAAGAACGCCCGTCGATACCGTGGCCGTCGCCTCCTTGGCGACTTGGTTGTTCATGGCGTCTACCTGACCCCGAATGTCACTGTACGGATCGCGTGCCATGTTTGTATACACGCGCTTCATGAGCGCCTGCAGGTCTGCGTCATTCTGGCGCTGAATTTTCACACCGGTTTTGGCCTGGACCAACTCGATGATGGCATTATGGACGCTCTCGCGATTGAAATCAGAAAAGAAAGCATCCGTAAGGGGCGTGGGAAGCAGACGGGTGCTCATTTGATGTATGCAGG